CCACGGAGCTTTCGCTCTAATCGGTTTCATGCTTCGCCAGTTTGAACTGGCACGTCTCATCGGTATCCGTCCTTACAATGCTATTGCTTTCTCTGGTCCTATTGCTGTTTTTGTCAGCGTCTTTCTCATATATCCTCTGGGACAGTCGTCCTGGTTCTTCGCGCCATCGTTTGGCGTTGCCGCTATTTTCCGCTTCCTACTTTTCCTACAAGGTTTCCACAATTGGACGCTTAATCCGTTCCACATGATGGGAGTTGCAGGAATTTTGGGTGGTGCTCTTCTATCTGCTATTCACGGAGTAACCGTTGAAAATACACTCTACCAAGATGGTGAGCAGGCAAATACTTTCAAGGCTTTTGATAGTACGCAAGAGGAGGAAACTTACTCGATGGTTACTGCGAACCGTTTCTGGTCACAGATCTTCGGTATTGCTTTTAGTAACAAGCGTTGGTTGCATTTCTTTATGCTCTTCGTTCCCGTCATGGGTCTCTGGGTCAGTTCTATCGGTATTATTGGACTCGCTCTTAATCTTCGTGCTTACGACTTTGTATCTCAGGAGATTCGTGCAGCGGAGGATCCGGAGTTTGAGACTTTCTATACCAAGAATATTCTCTTGAATGAAGGTCTACGTGCTTGGATGGCACCTGCTGACCAACCACATGAGAACTTTGTATTCCCTGAAGAAGTTCTTCCTAGAGGTAACGCACTGTGATTCAATTTGTAATCGGATTGGTTGTTGGGTATTTACTTACCAAATTTATCATCACAGCAGCTAAAACATCTAGGATCTTATATGAAAATTTCAGACATATGGGGTAACTAAATGAATGGAATAGAGGTATTTGTTTACTTTGTTCTGTTTGCTATCATTGCAGGTTCTGCTTTTGCGATGATGTGGTCTAATATTCAATCCATTAATGTGGAGATGAATACTCCTAAACCACGTCATCCAGAAGCACCTCAAGAAGGCGAAGAGGTTATGTATGTTGATCTCTCAAGAGAGAAACTAGAGCGATTGTATGATGAAAAGTAGAGGATGTTGCGGAGCAGGATGTTATGACTGTCCATTCAGACCACCAAGAACCAAACGGTGAGAGCACTACAATCAAAGAACTATTGATTGGGTGTACAATAATATTTGTTTTCACTACTATTTGTTTCCTGGTTATGCTTGCAGGAATGCTTTAAATATATAATACAAACTGAGGTAAACTATGTCTTGCAATCTTCGATCTAAAATTTTAGAAGCCCTTCGTGCTGATGCAGAAGGTAACATTGCTAAAGCAAAGGCAAATGTTGAAGTCTATCTTCATCAACCTGTAGGTATTGGTGAACATCCTGATGTTCTTGGTGCAATTCAAGAACAACTAGATATCATCGCACATGAGGAGGAGAGAATAGAAGTTCTGGAAGAACATTTTGGGGTTCGTGATGATGATGTTGATGTTGATTGGACCGCATAATTGTGATATAGTAAGAGGGTTAACACCCTCTTTTTTTATGATTGGAAATTTAGAACCAGAAGAAAACGTCATGGAAAATTCTGTTGTAGATCAAATCGCTAGAGCAGTAAACAAACTAGGATGGGAAGTTGGAGATTCCATCGTAGTAGAAATTGGCGGAACTCAAGTCTCTGGTATTGATGTAGGTGAAGAGTACAATAAAAAGTGGCAGTCACCTAAAGGTACGCGCAAGTATAATAAGGATGCCTTTATTGTAGTCAAAAACCTTAATAGAGCTTCCTTTGAACCATCAAAACCAATGGATGAGTTTAGTCCAAAGCACAAATATTCTAAATAAATTTTAAATTTGATTGGATATGTTTATCATTTATTCAAAGGAAGGATGTTCCTATTGCACACAAGTCGAACAGGTGTTACAGTTAGCAGAACTTAAGTACGTTGTTTATAAACTTGGCGTAGATTTTACCAAAGATCAGTTCTATACAAAGTTTGGCAAGGATGCTAGTTTTCCAAGAGTGCTTAAGGATGAAAATATACTCGGTGGATGCGCCGAAACAGTAAAATATTTACGGGAGCAAAAATTAGTCTAATGGAACAAAACCTCATCGACATCTATGATCTTGTTGAACACGCAATCGATAATGCATTTGATGGTCAGATGAACTTAAAGTTCTATGATTATTTAAAATCTAGTAAAATTAAAAAGCACGAAGTAGATTCTTTTATCAAGAGCTCTACCGCCGCTGAACTTAGTGATCTGACAATGGAACTTGATGAGTATCTCAAAGGTGGTGCTGACAGTGAACACAAGCAGTTGAGAGAGGGTTATGGTCATATTCCCAAACCCCAAGCAAGAAAAATTAAAACATACTTGTATGGAATTCTAGAAGATGCCTGGAGGTATAGTAATGACCGAAGACCTGGACGAAGAAAAAATCAATCTAAATAAAGAGACTACCCATATTAATCGTGGGTTTGAATTATTATTAAGAAATAGGAGGAGAGCACCAAAACCAAAAACTTTTCAAGTGAAGTTTGGTAAGATGATCTCCTTTTTAAGAAGAGAGTTTCATTTTTACTTTGAATTTCACATAGACGTAAAAAAGGCAAACTCTCAGGAGGTGTAACATGGAATCAGCAACACCGTATATCTTATTCTTTTGTGGAGCAGGAATCATCGGTTCCTTTTTTATCGGACTTATGGTAGGATGGTTTGGAAACGATTTGGTATATGCTTTCCTAAACAAGGCTAAGCAACCAGTTATGCATCCAGAGATGTTTGATGAAAATGGTAACATGCTCCCCGATGAAATTTTAGCTGTAAGATTTGAAAACGATTATGAGCCCGACGAAGACAACGACGACGAATAAGTCTAAGACCACTACTACAAGAAAGAGAGTGGCAAAACCAAAGACTACAAATACACCTATTCCAGATCTCCCTACAAATCCATTTGTTTTTGAGATTCTTGAAGTTGTTTCTAAACAACGAACCAAAGCAAAAAAAGTAGAGGCACTGAAGAAGTATGAGCATGATTCACTCAAAGTGATTTTTGTGTGGAACTTCGATGAATCTGTAGTTTCTCTTCTTCCTGAGGGTGAGGTTCCTTATGGTGACGTGAAAGATCAGAATGTTTACTCTGGCACCCTTTCCGATAATCTCTCAAGAGAAGCATTAGGCGGTGAGGCTGCCACTAAACAAGACCTGCAAGGGCAAGGAAGAACCTCCCTGCGTCGTGAGTACCAAAACCTCTACCACTATGTCCAGGGAGGCAACAACACTCTCTCAACGATTCGTAGAGAAATGATGTTCATCAATCTTTTGGAGGGCCTTCATCCAAAAGAATCAGAACTTCTTTGTCTTGTTAAAGATGGAAAGTTGTCTGACAAATATAAAATTACTCTTGATGTTGTGAAGGAAGCATATCCTGACATTCAGTGGGGTGGTCGTTCATGACAGTAACAGTCGAAAAGGATCAAGAACATCAAGAAAAAGAAATGGCAGAGTTCGGATCGGATCAGAATAAATTGAATCCCTCTGATTATGGATGTCAAATTCTCTTGGAAAAGACTACTTTAGATAGTGCGAATGATAAAAGTTTCCCTACTGATGCCAGATTAATCTGGTATGTTGTGGACGGGAAGGAGCACATTGACTTAACTCGATGCGGTAAAACTTCAAAACTTTTTGACTTGTACTATGACATGTATGGAAAAGGTGCTGTACAAAAAATTGATTTTGGATATGGATCAGTCAATCCCAAGTTGTGGGGAGTAAAACCTAAAAAAGAAAAGAAAAGAAAATGAGTGATGAATTTCTCAAGGAACAAATAAATGCACTTATTCGGGATGAAATTCAAGAGGTCATTAATGACTATGTTGATTCTGAAGATGAGGTGAAAAAAAGTGGCCTTGGATTCGTTCCGAAGGAGGATGAAAAAGAATTCAAGGTCAACATCTCTAATGATGAAGTTGACAAACTCATCAAAGAATATAAAAAAATAAAGAAGAAAGAGAAATCAAACTTTTCTCAAATCAAAAGACTTGGATTGGTCGATAAGAATGGTAAACCATTGACTTGACATCCAAAGTAAATAGTACTATGCTTTTAACCATGCATTATCAATATCATGTATAAACCATACTCACCAGAGTGGCATCGCAAAAGATTTCTAAGAGAATCACTAGATCTATACTTTGACAATTATGTTGAAGCCGATGTGATTTACGCAGATATTATGGATATTATTCATGAGAGATCCGAAGATGCCAATGCTGAATTGCGAAGGGCATCAGACTTAGAATCCAAACTCAAAAGAAAAAAGTAACATGCTTTCTACTCAATACAGACTTAGACTAGAGTCCATTTGTAGATGTATTGCGAACAAAGAAGAAGTTCCTCTTGATGATATGATTTGGGCAGAGAAACTTGCCAAGGCACATACCCTTGCAAGAGATTGGTTGCAAAAAGCAAGACGCCAGGCTGCTCAGGATATTCAAGAAGGTAGCATGGATGATTTTATGAATAGGATGGGACTAGGAGACCCCGACCCATCCAATCACAAAACGGGGTTCAATGGTGCAGATGAAATTGTAGATTGGTTTCAAAGAGACAAACCTGATGATTGGAGACAACGTGACTGAAAAAATCACTCCTCAAACATATATTGATATGAATAAAGAGTTTGAGGAAGATGGTACTATGGTAAGGATTGAAGTTCCTACACAGGAATCAATTGATAAGTGGTTGAATCGTAAAGAGGATATTCACTCACGAACTGTAGAACCAGTTGATATGGTTGCTCAAATGTGGGAACAACACAGAAAGAAAGAAAGAGGGAGGGACCAGATGCAAGCACTAGTGTATTCAAATGGCAGTCAAGAGTCTGATAGGGCCAAGATGGTTCTTGAAGCCTGTGATCAAAATGTAAGGGAGTTTTTACTTGGGGTTGATTTTAGTGATAAACAGTTTCGTGCAGAGTTTGGTAGTGAGGCAGAGTATCCGCAAATCGCAATCGGACTCAATCACCGAGGAACCTTGAAAGAAACACTCAAGTATATGAGTGATACTGGAATGTTTTTGTAAAATGTCATGACTGGATTTGGAAAAAAACCTACTGTAAAAGTTGATGATCAGGATGAATATGTCCGGTTATCAAAAAAATATAGAAGTATTAAAAAACGTGCTAATTCTTCCATCCATGAAATAAACCGTATGGATGGAAAAGAACCAAAGATTGATTGGACTGAGTACGATCAAGAGGTAGATGAGTATTATGAAAATAATCCGATAGAATATGCAGAGGAGACCTACCAAAATAGCTTAGAAGATTTCCTGTCAAGCAGGGGAGATGGTCATGAACATGAATATATTGGGGACGGAGATGACTAATTTGGTATCACATTATACCGAACTACTTGACTATATACTATATGGGGTCTATAATAGACCTGTCGTTCATCCCGAAAGGGACGCAAGTAAGTCGCGGAACGGAGCGTTCATCCCATGATTGATCTGTTACTGTATTCCTCTATATCTTGTGCTGATGCTGATGCAATTATGCTCAGAATCAAAAAGCATGAGGATCTACCTGAGGTAGTTAGAGTTGAATTAGTCGAGACCGTCAAGGAATCGACACCAGATTGTTACTGGGACGCAAACGACTAAAGGAACGGGCCTAAAAATCCAACTACTTTAGGAGTAATCTT